ATGGGAAAGCCAATAACATTTGAACAAGATCCATTAGCTATATTTTTAGAATATCAATTACCACAGATGATAGCTCAGTCTAAAGAAGCTGAAAAAAACAGAGTACATGAATTAAATGTTTTAGAAAAAAAGCATGAACTAGGTCAGAAAAATTTCTTGCTTGAAACTCAAATCAATCAAAATATAAAACAATTAGATGGTTTGATGAAAGATATAGAGAAAAAAGAAGATGCTATAGCTAAGACTGGTTTAATAGCAAGTCAATTCACAATGTTACCAGCTGAAGATCAGAGTGAAGGTATTGGAGAATTAACTGAGCTTGTCAAAACAGATCACGATAATAGTTGGGATGGTAGTGTTGATGCTGCTGAAAGTTTAACTGATTATATTGGATATCAGAATAATGAATTAATGGAAGGCAAGCAATGGGAACAAACATTAAATGAAGTGCTAGCTGGTATTCAAGAAGGAAAAAGAAAAACTGCATTAATTACTAAAGATTTAACAGGTGATAAAATTATTACTGCAGAAGATTTTAGTGAATATTTAAAATTAACTGGAAATCCTTTTGAAGAAGGTAGTCCTCAATATCATGGGTTTATATCAGAAGCTCCAGGTTTAAAAGAAGGCCTTGATTTAGCTCAACAATTTAAAGATTTAGATTACAGAGATGCACAGATAGCTAATCTTAATAGTAAGACACAACAGAGTATAAATGAATTACTTGGTGGAAGATATGGTACAGGAGCTATTTTAAATAAAGAAATATTTAATGAAAGAATGAGATTGATTAGTCAAGACTATAAAGCATTGGAAAGTAATTTAACTGGTACAAAATTTATGGAAAATACTCCATTCAAGATGTCTTCATTTAGCTATACTGAAAACAAAGACTGGTATAAAGATCCATTTCAAATGGAAAATATGATTAAAAATTTGGATAGAAATATAATAACACAATTAACTCATTCTGAACCTGATGGTATTATGGCTATTCCAAATCCTACTTGGGATGATAAATTAGATGATTTAATGAAAGAATATAAAGGTACAGAGGATGCAGCTCTTAAAAGGACAGCTATGGATAAAATAGTTGCAAGGCTTGGAGAGATAGATTTAAGTAAAGAGCTAGATTATAATTCTCAAACTTCTCAAGGTATAGAGTATATGAAAAAGCAGTTATTTCATTATGGTGAATTAAGAGATGCACAGAATTTATTGAATCAACCTGAACAAGTTCTTCAACAATTACAGCCAGGTGGAACAGAGGCTGATCCAAGTGATTTAGGAATAGATGTAGGTGGATCAACAGCTGAAGAAAAGGGCGAAGAAGATATTGTAGTTCCTACAGTTACTTTAGAGGATTTAAACAATGAAGCTGCTTTAATGACTCAAGATGTTGAAAATATAAGTTCTCCAGTATTAAAAAGCAAAGCTGAAGGACTTCTTAATGAAATATCTAATTTTCAGAATAGAGCTGTAGAGTCTACTTCTTCTGGAGAGGCTTTGATAGATTCAAGAAATGAAATACTTTCTTTGGAACAAGAAAAGAAAAACTTAGAAAATACTGGAGTTGTAAAAGGAAAAGGATTAAAATGGTCTGGTACTTTTCCTGGTTTAAATCCTGAATTAAGTGAAGATGAGATAAATATAAATAACAGGTATAATATAGTAGTTAATAGGTTGAATGCTTTGAAATCTTCAGATTTAGAAGGATTAATTACAGGAGAACTTGGAGGTATGGGTCTTTTAACTAGTGCTAGTATGAAAAATATAGATGATGCAATAAATATGTACACTGACAATTCTTATTATAAGTCAGAAATATCAGATTTATTAAATGAGTTAGATCAAATATTAAAAGAAGAAGAAAATCTTACAGCCTATAGAAATTCTAATTTACCACTATTAACTGGAAATTAATTTATGCCTGATAATAATCAACTCTATAGTCAAGAAGAGTTTGCAGGTCTTATTAGAAAAAAACATCCCAACCAGTATGATCATTGGACAGATGACAAGCTTACTCAAAAATGGTTACAAGACTATCCTGTTTATAATAAAGTAGTTGATAATACTCCCAAAGTCAAAGAATATGATCCTAGCATTGGAGATCATATAAATAAAGCTTGGTATAATTTTAAATCTATGGGTGTTGAAATTCCTGCTGCTGCAGTAGGTATGACTACTAAAATTCTTCAAGAAGATAGCGAAGCAAGAGAAACTGTTCTTGGTTTTTCAGAAAAATTAAGAAAGTGGGGTCAAGATAAGCAGAATGAATGGATAGAAAATGATCCTGGTATTCAAGGTTATTTAGAATGGCAGAAAGATAAACCTATTAGTTTAAAGAATTTTTGGCATTTTGATATGATGCTTAGAGGTGTTTCTGATTTAGCTCCATCAATAGCTACTATGATGATGGGTGCAGGTGGTGTTAGTGTTGGTTTAAAAGCTGTGGGTGCAGGTGCTAAAATGTTGAAATATGGAACTCAAGCTGGATCAATGATGTCTATGGGTGCTTTAGAGGGTTCTGGTGAATATAATGAAGCCATGAGGTATCTTGTAGAAGAAAAAGGTGTAAAGCCTAATGAAGCAGTTGATACAGCTGCTAATGCCGCTGTAGCTGTTGGTATTGGCAATGGTTTATTAGAATACTATGGCATTAATAGATTAGCTAAATTGTCTGGAATGGCTGGAAAAGATGCTAAAAAAATGCTTACTACTAAAATGGTAGACAAGTTAACAGATAATAGATTTCTAAACAAGACTGGAGATGTTTTAACTAATGCTGTAGTTGAAGGTCTTACCGAAGGTACTCAAAGTATCAATCAAGAATTAGTTCAAAATGTTTATAAAAAGTATGATGGGGATGTTGATCAAGCTTTTGATAATTTTATAGAAGATTTTAAACATTCAGCTTTTGCTCCTGAAACTGTAGAGAGTTATTGGTCAGCATTATCTGGTACATTACTTATGGGTGGTGTAGGTGCTAGTACTTCTACATTTAGCAGGAGGATGCTTGACAACTTCAAAGACAAGCAATTAGATGACAATATAAGTGATGATACATCTGGTCTTGAAACTCCTACAGGTGTTCCAACAAGAAGCAAAAGAGGTGTTAATTTAGCTCAAATTACTTATGGTGATGAAGGAATAACTACAGATGAAAAGCAGGTATTATTAGATGCGAAAATTGATGCTCAAGAGGCAGGTGGCAATGCACTTAAAAATAGGATTGAAGATTCTATAGATTATGTAGTTGAAAACGGAACTGCAGCATTTGAAGAAAACAATATAGATAGAACAGATTTTATCAATTCTATTTCAAATATTAAAAATGATGTACAGATATCAGATGAAAAAATACAAAATCTAGAAAAGGTTTTAAATGAAATAAATCAAGCTGAAATAGAAGCAAGTGCTGAAGCTCAAGCTCAAGAAGAATATTTAGAGGCAAAATCTATAGCACAAGCTGAGGCTGATATAAGTGTAGTTGAAGAAGCAGAAAAAGTTAAAGCTGAAGAGCTAACTCTTGATCAAATGGCTAAAGAGGCTAAGATCAAACAAGAGAAAGATGATGTAAAAATTGATGATGATTTTAAGTATCCAGGAGAATATTGGGCTAAAGGTGGTAAAGCTGAGATTGTTGTACTTACTGATAAGGTATTTGAAATAAAAGATGGAGAGAAATTTGGCAAGTCTTTAGATATAGATACTGTTAGTGATGAGTTTTTAAAACAGAAGCGTAGTCAATTCGAGGCTAATGCTGTAGAAAGAGGTCAAAAAGATAATGAAACTCCTGAAAAATTTTATCAAAGGACTGGAGACAAGGGAAGCTTAGAAACATTAAAAATGATAAAATCAGAACAGACAAGGCGTAAAAGATTAGGTCTAACATATGTTGGAGAGGCTGGAGAAGCAGTAGCTTTTAAGGCTAAAAAAGATGGTAAAGGTTATGAGGAAATTAAAGATACTGAAAAAACATATGATAGGAAATTTGAAAAAACATGGGGAGTAAAAAAAGGAGAAAGACCATTTAAGGGGGCTATGTTTGTATCTGATGGTGTGACATATGAAATAGACAAGGTTAAGTCTGTGAGTGGTGAAATGGTGAAAGAAATGAATAAAGATATCTTAAGCTTTGCTGAAGAAGGAGTATCTAGCATAGAAGATATTATATCTAAAGAAGATTTTGAAGAAGGCGATTTATATCAAATGTATGATCTTACTCAATGGACTGATAAAGATGGAAAGAAAATAGAGCCTAAGCCAGTTTTTGATGTTCCTATAAATGCTTTAGTTAAGGCAGGTTATACTATAGTTAATAAACCAGGAGAAAAAGCTGATCCAGATAAGATTATTTCACCAATTAAAGGAGAGTATAAACAAGCTGAGCTTTTTGAATCAGCTGATGAAGTTATTAAAAAAGAAGTTGACAAAGCAATAGATAAAGATTTGACCCCATTGCCTGAAGGTTATAAAGATATTGATTTTCAACAAGTTGATAAAACTGATAAAGCTAAAATTAAAGATAATAAAGAGGTTGCTAATAAGCTTGCATCTAAACTTAAGAAACAATTTCCTTTTGTAAAAGCTAAAGCAATAGAAAAAGTATTTAATGAAGAAGGTCAGGAAGTAGCTGGTAGAGCTTTTAAAAATATAGTTGAATGGTCTACTACACAAGGAACATTAGATACCATTCCTCATGAGTATGGTCATATCTATATAAAGATTATGGGAAATCATCCTGTTATAAAGGAAGGTTTAAAAAGATTTGGTGGTGAAGAAAATTTAGTTCAGTATATAGGTGATTACTATGCAGGTAAAATACAAGACAAAGGTTTAGTTTCCAGGTTGAAAACCTGGCTTAGAAAATGGACTAATGCCTTAAAGAACTTTTTTGGCATGGCTTTAACTGATAAGGAACTTGGTGATTTAATTTCAGAGAAGTTTTATAGTTTTAAAATGAAAGAATCTGATTTATATACTATTAAAAATAATAAAGTTGAATATCAAGAAATTAAAAAGCCTTCTAAAAAAGAACAAGCTGTTATTCAGCAGAAGTTTAATACTATGATGAATGATATTGAATCTCAAGTTAGAAAGTTCAATAAATCATCAGATACAGTATTTAAGCCTATAATATTTATTGATCAAGTTCTTAATAGATTTGAAAAAGAAAAGAAGAATTGGATACCGCTATTTTATAATTGGATGTCTCAACATAAAGATGAAACATTTAATGGTGTAGCTAATATAGGTCAAACAGCTGATGGTGAATCATTTATTAGTAAGCATGTTAAGCTTGTTGGAGATACAGAATCTATAGAAGCAATAGCATACAAAACAAGATATTTGGTTGACAATGTTACAGATAATGAAATAGCTGTCAGCGAGGCTGAAGTTGATGCAAGAGAAAATGTTCAAAGAGGTATTGACAGGTCATTAACATTGCTTGGTGATTTCAAAATAACTGTTGCAGAAAGAAATAAATTATATGATGCAGCTAATGCAAAAGATTTTGATGAATGGTATAGAGAAGATTTAGCTAGTTTATTAGCATTTAAAAAGAAAGATATAAAGCAATTAAATCAAGCTCAAAATGATGCTGCAGCTCAATTACATACATTTTTACATAACAGAATATTAGTTAATCAAGAAGCTGGAGCTGGTAATGCTATAAATTATATCCGTTTTGACAAGCAGTGGAATGGACAGAAGAAAGAGTTTATATACAAAATTAAATTAGTTGGTCCAGAAGAAAGAGTTTTTAAGAGTGATTATAGCATGGGCATTGTTAAACAACAAAGTCAATATGATACAAATCTTATAGCCCATTCAAAACCTCATTTATCTGCCTTATTAAGACAAATGTATTTTGTTACAAATAAAATGTTTAATCAAATTGAAACAATTGAAAAAGATGCTTATTATATGCTTCATCCTGATTATAAGTTTAAATCTAGAAAAAGTTATAAGTTTTTAAATTCTGAAGAAGTAAGAGCTTTAGAAAATGTAAAAGTTGGTGGAGTTGTTGATCCGTTTGTATTTTTATTTAGTAGGGGTGATTCAGCTAAAATAGCAACAGGTATAGTTCAAGGTAAGCATTTTGATATATCTAAAGATAGTAAACTTTGGGATAAATTTTGGACACAAGCTGAAGCAGGTGGGTATATAAACAAAAAACAGAAAGAGATTTATTTAAGCTGGAAAAAGAAAGATACACAATATGATATAATTGCAAGAGCAAGAGCTATTGCTGCATTTGATTATATAAATAGCTTTGTTCCAGGCTGGGTTAATAGAGACTTTGCCGATGTATTGAAAAGAATGAAAGTTCCTTTAACTCCTGCTTTTACAAATAAAAAAGTTCCTGATGGGGAAGCTAGATATATACCTGCAAGCAGAATACAGTTTTCAGTAGGTGATGGACCAAAGCATAATGGTACGGAAAATATTGGACCATTAAAAAATACTTATGAAGGTGATGGCAATACTATTACAAGTAGAAGGTATGTAAGGTCTGTAGCTAAAGCATATGGTATTGATAGGGCTATAGGATGGCTTAAAAGTGTTGTTTATGATGTTGATCCTTATTTAGATGATAAAGGCAATATAATACCTTTAAATGATGTTAATATGTTAATGCTTAAACATCAGCACAGTGTTCCAGAGGCTGGTCTTAAAATATGGAATAATAATACTTTAGTTGGAGAAGTTGATTCTGATGGTAACATAAGAGATCCCAAAGGTAATATTATTGATATGATTATGACAGGTGATGAAAGAAAGATGGCTAGTGGTCATATTAAAGAAGATGGAACAGGATATGTTGATTCTAAAGATCCAGAAGGAAAAGAAAGAACTGTTGAATTTACTATTCCAGGCAGTGCATTTGGTTTAATTAAGATGTCTGTAGGGAAGAAGAATACTGTTAAGTTTCCTTTGCAATGGATGAATTATATAACAGATATGGATTTAATTGCAGATTTAATAGAAGCTTTTACTGGTCCAAATAGTAGGGCAGATCAAATACTAAGGACTTTAATGATGGCTACAAGAAGTCCAGAAAAGATTAAAATATTAGCTGATAAATTAAAATCAAAGTTTAAAGAAGATTTTGATACTGATTTATATAATGATATAATGGCTAGTGGTGGTTTAATACCTAGAGATGCAGGTAGGTTAGAAATTACTACAAGAGGAAAGATATTAGATCCTGCTGTTAATTTAGGTGAGCAAATGGGTATACCTCTTTATTTTGCACCTAATTATGCAAGAGATTTAAAGGTTGATGAATTGGCTGTTGATATGAAAGCTATAACAAGTAATAGACAATTAATGACTAAGTTTAGAAAAGATACAAACATAACAGGCAAGCCTACATTTAAACAAATCAATAAATGGTTAGATAAGAATGATATAAGAGTTTTAGCATATAGAAGTCCTATAGCTTATGCAGGTGGTGTAAATTATTTAAGAATAAAGAGATTAACTAATGTTAATGGAACTGTTCAGATACATAGAGATACCACTTTCTTGGGATATGAGGGTGATTATGATGGAGATGCTTTATATATAATGTCTATGCCAGATAATATGAATGAAAAATTAAAAGATTATTTTCAGTCTAAAGAATTTACAGACAGTATAGAAGGAGTTGATTTAAAGAAATATATAGGCAAAAGAAATAAATTTAATCCATTGCATCCTTCTGACAGGTCTCAAATGATTGAAGCTATGGTTTATTCTAATACTGCCATAGGAGAGATTGCATCATCATCGTTGATATTTGGTCTAATTAGAAATAGTATGATTAGTGCCACTATTGTTACTAAAAATAATGATACTGAGATAATAGTTCCTAATACAGGTATTATTGATATGGGAAATGGTGTTAAAGGTACCGCAGATAAGGTATTAAGAATCTATCTGCAAGCAGCTGTAGATAATCCTAAGTTCTTACTGTTAAAAGATTGGAATTACAATGTTACAGATTTTAGAAAAAAATTATTTAAAACTAAAGCTGGCTTAACATTAGATGCATTTGATGTTGAAAGTGATTCAGGATGGATTACTAATGATGTATGGACAGCTTTTAATGAAGTAATTTGGAAGAGATATAAAATAGCTTCCAATATAAGGAATTTAAATACTGTTGGTGGAGATAATAATTCTGTAGAAGGCATTATAAATGATAGTCAAAATTATGCTAGATTTGTAAATGCCAGATTGAATAAGACTTTACCCAATACTAAAGCAATAATGAAAGATGGACATCCTTATAATGTTACGGTTACATGGAATAATAATGTAGGTTTATTAGAAAAAGCTGTTACTAAAGTATATGAAATGTTTGATAAATATGTTGAATCTGGTCCTCAAGGTTCTGATTCCAGAAAGTCTCCGTTAAGATTTGATCAAACTACTTATGAAGCAGCACATATGCAAGCTAAAGAAAATATGGATATTAATTCTAAATTAGAAATTTTAAGGAACAAAATAGGTAATACTAAGTTTAATGCAGCTCAATCATTTGCCAGAAGTATTTTAAAAGATTCAGAAACAGCTATGACATCGGAAGCAAAAAATAGAAGACCTCTTCAACCCAATAGTTGGCAAACCAATCCTGACTTAGTTAATATAATAATTGAACAATTAGAACCATTAAAAGATAAAAGTATAGAAGGTCAAGAGATTGTAACTTTAATTATGCTTAAAGAAATTAAAAATAGTAATTTAGATTTATTACCTCCTCATGCATATTTGCATAAGTCTGTTAATCAATATTACAAAGAAAATACTAAGTATTTGAGAGGTGAGCCTACAGCACAGGAAGCAAGTGATGTTAGCTTGAATGAAGCTAAGAGGAGGAATTGTGATTAAAGCTTGTAAAGCAGTTAAAGACAATATCAAAGAAACTGTAAGTGCTGATAAAAAAAGTACCTTTGAAATTAATGAATTAATAGATGATAACTTCCCTATTAGTAGTCATGTTCGCAAGAAGTTCAATACTATATCTGGTTATTTAAAAAAGAAATTTGACAAAGAAGTTGTAGATGAAAAGGTTATAGATCAGTTGTTTGATAAAGGAGTTTCTGTTGCAGGAAAAATAAATCAATTATTTAAAACAAAAGAAGAAAGAGAAACAGCTAAGATAATATTTAAAATGCATGCTTTATTTGGTGGAAACAGAACATTATTAAATACTTATGTTGGAAATAAAGATGCTATGGGAGAGATAGCATTAGCTGGTATAACTGGTTCTAATATAAAAAGCAGGTTAAGAAAGTATGGCGAAAAAGGAGAATCAAGTACCAATATTAATGGTAATCTTAAATTAAATTTTATTAATCCTAGTATTTTATCTAAAACTTATCAACAATTATATGGACAAATAAGTAGTACTAATAAAAACTTTACAGGTGTTTATGGTAATGTCATGATTAGTTTATCTACTCCAAGAAACATGAGGTGGAAAGAAAAGACTGGTGCTCTTGCTTTGGCAGTTAAAGCAGTGGAGTCTTTTGTATCTGAAGTTAATAGGCATATAACAAAGTTTATGGGTGATAAAACAAGACAAAGAATGGAATGGGTATATGAACAGCTAGATGCTCTTAGAGATGATGATATGGAAAAGATGAAGATTACTAGAATATTTAATAGAGTTATGAATGGTTGGATGAAAATTGAAGATGGTATTATAAAGATAAATGCTAAACATGGATTTGTTAAAGATCCTAATGATCCTAGGTATCTAGGTGTTAAGGATAAAGAAACAGGTAAGGCTGCATATATATTTGATAAAGCTAATGGATTATGGACTTATGCTTCAACTGGTAGTCCAGCTTATTCTTTTCAAAAATTAATACCTTTATCTGAATATGTCAAAGGAAAGCATTTAAATAAGACACAAAGAGAACAATTAAAAGAAGGCAATACTATTGATCCAGAAGTTAGATTTGTTATTGAAGCTAGGGAATTAATTTTAAAAGATAAATTAAGCAAAGCAGAAATACAAGAAATAGTAGATTTATCTAAGAAAGCCAGAAGTATACATAAAAAAGTATTTAAATATATAGTGCTTGAGTTTAAAAAAGTTGAACAAGATTTAAGACTTGAGCTTGGATTATGGATTAAACAATTAAAAAGGAAAGAAATAATAGATGCATTTTTAACAGGTAATTTTAATAAGAAAAAAAATGGAAAGTATGTTATTTCTAAAGAAGAAGATAGAGAAAGAGGAAAGTTTCTATATGAAAAGTTTGGCAAATCTACAGTATTAAATCCCTTTTTTACTGGTACAGTTAATTTACAAGAGAACCCAGATAGTTGGCCTGTTATATATCAAGATGAAATGTTAAGATTCCATTATGATAAATTATTAAGAGAAGTGAGTGATAGGCTTGATCAACTTAGAGATAAATTTAATCTTGGTAGCCCATTGGAGCAAAAAGTTTTAGCTGAAGAAATTGAAAGAGAAGAGACTAATAAATTAAGATTAGAGGTTACTAGAGATAGATTAGATGAAGCAGCTGAAGATCCTGTTTATGGTAGAAAGGTTCATAGTAGTCGTGATGCTAAAAGTTTAAAGCATATTACCAATTCTATTGATATTAGAAATATGAGAGATGATCAGTCAGTTTATTATGATTATTTAAGAAATATGTTTTCTACATTAGAAAGAGCTCAACTTGCAAGAAAGGTTATTACATCAGTCAGAACAGCTGATCCTAAGTTTGAGGGTAAAAATAATTTAATTAAAGATTATATATTTGGTTTATATGATACAGTCTTGCATAAGCCAGAGGCAAGAGCTAGTGTGTTTGGTGTTGATTTAAGTTTAAATAAGATATATAAAGGTTTTATTAAAAAGCTACCTTTTGAAGTAGATGAATATAAGCTTGATAGGTATGTAAGGACTTTAAGTGCTGGTATTACAGCTAGATATTTAGGTAGAATGTCTACAGCTATATTAAATAAGACAGCTACTGTACAAAAAATTATTCATGTTGGTTGGAAAAGGTATAGAGAAGCACAGGCAAAAATTGATCAAAAAGCATTGGGACCAGCTATTGAGTCGTTAGTTTTAAAGTCTGGTATACTTGATTTTGGTGATTTCTTTAGTAAGGGTTTAGTTCAAGATTTAAGTCAAAGAGATAATATTTCTCTTGAAGAATCTATGAAAATAACTAAAGCAATGTTTCAATATTATGCTGATATAAAAGCTGGTATGAAACCTAAAGATGCTATTAAGAAATTTGAAAAAGAAGCTAAAATTAGAGCTAAATATATTCCTGGTATTAAAAAATTAGATAAAGATATAAATGCAGAGGTTGATCCTGTAATTAAAGCAAGGCTTAGATCATTAAGGGAGAAGAAAGTTAAGAAAGTAGTAGATAGATGGGCTAATTGGGCCATTACAAAGGACTATGTAGCATATCCTATGCAAAATGTTAGTAAAGTAGGGCTTAGAAGATTAATAGAATTATCTAGTCAAGGATTTGAAACATTTAATAAAGCTCTTTATAGTGGCAATTTAAAAGAATTATTAACTATGAGTGGTACAGAAAAAGAACTTAGAACACATAGTTTTGTTATAGGTGTAGATTTAGCTATTAATGCAGGTGTTATTAGTAAAGACTTTTGGAACTTATTAAGAAGAAGAGAAAAGCTTCAAGGATCTGAACTTCAAAGATTAAAAGATGATACGGTTAAAGCTTTAGAGGTTGGAAGAGAATATACTAGAGTATTAGACTTTGGTTTATCTAATCAAGATACTGGTGAGTTGTCAAGACTTGGTGGTGGCATTATGACCAAGTTTACTATATGGTCACAACAAAGGTTTGGTTATGATGTTAGATTATTTAGAGATGCTTATAGGTCTATGAAAATTAAAGATGGTAGTGCTATAGGCAATACTATGTTAGAATTGGGGAAATCTCTTAAGGATGGCAGCAAGGCTTGGGAAAAGAATCCTGATATAGCTAGGCTCAGGAATTTTGTTTTGTTACAGGGTCCCTTGACATTGATTATGGATTTAGTTTTGTTTGGGCCATTTTTGTCTATAGGTTTAAGAAGATTTCTTCCTACTAAGATAATGTCTGGCTTAAGTTCTGATCTTATATCTTTAACAACAAGCTTACCTATTTATTTAATTATGGCTGCACTTGGAGATGAGGATGAGGAAGATATACAAAGAAATATATTCTACAAAATAAGAAAGATACCATTTTTAGGCTATGGTTTTGGGTATAGTAGTGATTTAATGTTTTGGTTGTTAGGTTTAGCTTCAGATGTTGAAGAAAAAGAAAACATTAGAAGGGCAAGCAAATTGGTAGCACCATTTATACCTGCCCCTCCACCCATTGTACATGGTGTAGAAACTGTAGGTAGGGAATTTCTTCCTTAATCCTTAAACTTTATTCTTTTACTCCTCTTCACAAGTTTCTTTTCTATTGAGTCAAAGACATTAGCTTTAGCTTCTTCTTTTATATAAGGGTTGGTTAACTTAGAAAGACTGTATTTAAACTCTTTCATTTCTAAATTAATCATCTTCCATTCCATGTCTGTCATCATCTTTCCTTATCAGTTTAATGAAAGTTTCAATAGGGATACAAGCATATGGATTCCTTCTATTCTTTTTAACAATTAATACAGGAGACAAATCCTCCTTACAGTTGTCTTCGCATTGTGAAATTGATTGCCAGAATTGAAGTCTTTCAACATTTTTACATTCAAAGCTAAAAGGTATTGATTTCCTTGCTGCAGGTGACAGAACTATATCCTCCCCTGTCATTCCCATAGTTTGAGATTTTATATCATCTTCTTCTAGGCTAGGGAATGCATCTCTCAATGCATCCCTCACCATATTTTGTAACTTTCTTCCCTTTGCTTTACTGCTTTTGGGATTCCCCATTATTGAAACAGGTCTTCTAGGGAAACTGATTGTTTAGCTTCTTGAACCTCTTTGCTTAGTTCATTTTCAACAGTAAAACTAATGAATATTGACTGATCTTCTTTTCCATACTTTCCTTGTTTTATCCATCCAGTCATTAACATTTCTTCACCATTGATTGTAGCTGTTCCCTTAAAGAATGGGCTGTTCTTACCATTAGGATCATGTTTTTTCCATCTATTGAGCCAACCTGTTCCTAAATCTCTCCATCTATTACTTGAAGCCATTTACTTCTCCTTATTTAAAACCCAAACACAAAAGCTTGGATTACTTCTTTATTATATTAGGATACATCCTTAAAAATGCTTCTATCCACCAGCAACCTCCAGCCGCTTGTTTGGCAACTTTAGCTCTTCTTTCATGTGATGTACCACTACCATTATAGTAGTTGTGTTGTTTCCGTTTTTTCTGAACCTTTCTTTTTGGAAACTTTTTTAACTTGACCATTTATACTCTCTCTTTCCCTTTGATCAACCTGACCAATATCTTGTCCTTCTTCTCAGTTCATGGCATAGCCACAATTTTGACATTGGTAATGACAGTTTAATATATAAACATTTTCATTACATATCATACAATTACCTATTTTCATATTTTTTCTTCCACCTCCAATATCTAGTGTAGATTCTTTTACATTCTTTACAGCCTTCACATCTGCATCCTGTACTATATGATACATAGCTTGGATGAGGATTTTCTGTAGAAGATGCTGATTTTGCTGAATTGCAAGAAAGATGAGAATATGCTATATTATCTATATCCCAAAACAAATCATTTGATTTATGTAGCCATGTTTCAATATGATCAACAGATAGTTGTTTATAGTTTTCTATCTTCTCATCACATCTATGGCAATAATCTAGACCTACTTCTTGTACAAGCTTAAAGAACAACATTTTTTTAAGTCTATTACATGCTGTCCCATAAGGTATACCTAGTTGTTTGCTTTTACTCTTGTTTTGCTTTTTGCCGATTTAGGTTTTCTCTCTTTCTTGGCTTTAATAAAGTCCATAAACCCTTTTTCATCTTTTTTGAATCTTATGTATTTTATAAAATTATCACCTACCATATCAACCATTTCTTGCAATATCATCAATTGCTCCATCAATATGTCAGTTCTTTTTTCTAATTCTTTTACTGATAGTTTTTTATTAACTGCTCTTTTCATCTTCTCCTCTATTTGTTACCTCTTCTTGAGGGACCTCTAGGTCTTTTAAAGTTATTATATCCATGTTAATCCTTTCTTAAGGCGAAAGGGAGGCTGGTATGTTGTGATTTGATAATAGAAGGATGTGTGCGTTTTTTGTTCATCTTATCAATTGCTTATTTTAGGAGGAGTAACCAGCCCCCCAGTTCTTATTTAATACATTGCTATTGGCTCTGTAGGAACATTTAATGTTTTAGCATAATTTAAGAAACCAGTAGTGATATAATCATTATTATTAAAATCAGCTACAGTTTGTTTTTCTTTATGCCAAAGAACATGTGTTCCAGCATTAAGTAAGTCCCAAGATGTTATATCTAAGTCGTCACTATAATACTCATCATTATATATTTGATCTACTACTTTGCCAAAAGTTGATACAGGTAATTTAGGTATATACTTATTTCTGATTTTACCCATATCATTAATATCAATAGAATCTGTAGTTAATTTACCACATATTGTAGCAAATTCCTTAACATTAGTTCCTGCATGTTTAATTATTTCTGCTGCAGATTCCATTTCTTCAGCCCAATTGCTGTTTTCATGAGTATGTTTAAAACGATAGCTTTGGAACATCCTTTTAGACATCATTCCATTCTTGCATAACAATCTATATGCAAAGATAGAAAATCTTCCAGAAGTTGATCCATCATAGCTGTTGCTTACCATTACTCCTATGCCTAAGTTATCTCCTACTTTAACCTCAGCATCTATTTCTTCAGTTGCTTTGTAACATCTCATGAATTGCTTTCCATTAAAGAATGTTTTATCTAAAGCAAAGTCTACATCAGAATGATCAATGATATTTTCTACCATATCAGTAATTTCTTTATTGTTTACTAACATATAGTCTTTACTTACTATACCTACTTCATTCCAAGGTTTTTCATAATTTAATTCATCTTTTAAATGAACTGAATAGGCTGATGATTGTAAAGTGTCTCCAAATAGAGGCACCTTTTTTATTTCTGCAAATGGGTTGCTAATTTCTTTCATTATTTTAATCCTTTCACATAAGGGTTCTTCTTTAATTCTACTCCATCAATCTTCTTTCCTTTCTTAAGATCAATAAGTAGGTTCTTCTTGTCTAATTTAACTGCTCTATGTTCTACCCAATATTCTTGTGGTATTATAGATTCATCAATAACATTTACTGATGCTGATTCTAATATCTTTATTGGATTAAAATCAGAATATTTAGGTAATTTATCAACAGTTGTATTGGCTTCAATTACAAGCTCTTTTAGGTTCTTTTGAGCTGTTTGTCTTTTCTTTATTTCATTATCTATTTTCTGTCTATATTCTTTAGCAAGCTCAATATCCTTGTCTAACTTTTTATAAAACCAATAAACACCATCTTCTTTTCTAGCAAGTTCAGTATACAGACCAGCTAGTTTTTCTTTTATCTCTTGATCAGTAAGGCTAAAGTCATCTTTAGCCATTACAATATCAGTTGTTATATCAATGAAACTTCTTTTTTCTGACATTAGTATCCTTCCTTTACTATATTTAATCCATCAAGCCTTAAGTTTACATTCAACTGCTCTTTTTCTCTATTAGCAACTGTTTGTATTCTTAGTCTTTTGATTCTGTTTTTATCCATTTTATCTCTATCAGCATGTAATGAAAGTATCTTATTGGCTGAGTAAGCTATTCTAAAGCTACCTCTAGATGCTACTATAGAGTTTTCTGTTCCTTCCCTTATAGCACCTTTACTTATTTCAGATACAGTTATTACTACTACATTTTGCCTAATAGCTAGGTTTCTTAATCCTTCAGATATTTCTTCCATTTTCATGTTAGCATCTTTATGATTAGTTGCAAGTAGTCCCATATGGTCTACTACTACTATTTCAGGTTTTTGTGCTAAGACTGATACTCTTTTTTCTATTTCAAATGGATGGCAATTGTTAGTATCAAAAGTAAGCCATTCAAAGCCTTTGTGAAGACCATTTTTCTTACCTTTATAGTAAGTCATTATTTCTTCTTCACTCATGCCTGTTTTTATTTGTAGAAACCTCATAAATATTTGTCTTGAGCTCATTTCAAGTTCCAAGAAATATGTTGGCTTCTTTAAAGCACATAGCCAGTTTTGTATTAACATAGTTTTCATTGACTTTGGTGGTGCCTGTATGACAAGTACTTCTCCTGGATATATAGGAAAATCTTCCCCATATAATGCTCCAATATTTACAGGCTCTACTTTAGAATCAATAAAATCAAGCAACAAATCTTCCATTGTTTCTGCTGTTATTGCTTTTTGACTTTTCTTTGATCCATATAAAGTACAGCTAGAATTACAGAAATGATCCATTACTGAATCACTACATCCATATCTATAGCCTTTACCATTGTGACCTGTATAGCAATTTTCAACTATTGTGTCCATTTCCTTTTTTGGAAATGGTTTGTCTGGCATGTCAACTCTTTGCCTGAAGTCTTCCATAACTACTCTTACGACATGTTCTGGATATCTGTCTTTAAGCCAAGCTGCTATTCTTAATGAAACATTATGTCTTGAACCATAAGAAATGCCTTCTAGCATCTTTTGTATACAAGGATAATAAAATGAATCTCCTGTTCTACTACTTGTTACAACTGGAGTAGTACCTGCTACTTTTACTCTTTTAGTTATATCAAATATAGGAGTTTCTTCTTCATTCTCTATTAAATACCAATCTGGAATCCTTACCTTTTTTGCAAGTTCTTTAATTGTTTCTATATCAGTATGTAGTTCAGATTCAGTTATAGGTATTTTAAATAATCCTGATTTACTATTCCTTGTATTAACAAGTCTTATAATTCTTGTTTTATCTACAACAGCACTATCAGCATAATTAAATATACCATTAGATGTTAAACAATCCTTCATTCTAAGATGTAATTCTTTTGATGGTTCCCACTTAAAGATACCTTGACTTACTCCTACATGAAATCCTGTTCCAGAAAAGTATAATCTATATATTATATCAAATTCTTTTAAGTATTCACATAGTCCAATAGTTAGTTGTCTTGCTCTTTCAGAACTATCACCATCTACATCAAAGAAAAATTCTTTAGGCATATATATCTTACCACTATATCCTGCTAAAGTTTGTTTTTCTTTAAAGTATTTTATTACATTATCATCATAGTTATATAGACTTGCATATGTATCTGTTGTGCCTTTCCATTTTATAACATCATCTTCAGGCATGAAATGATGCCTGTTAGCAATGCCAAATGCAACCTCTTTTATCATAATAACTCCTTAGTGGAATAGGGGAAGAATGGCTGTCCTTCCCCTAGTTGTGTTCATCTTATTAATCCCAAGGATCTGGGGTGCTACTTTCGGTAGGGCTATTATTGAGGTATCTTTTGATTCTTTCTTCACAAGAAGTTTTCATTCTTTCTACACCAGCTTCATCAAATTCTTCTAAGTCGTTTTTAAAGACTGAAGGAGCAATTATTTCTGAAACATTAGTATAGCCTTCTTTATTCTTGTAGAAATAAACATTCACTTTATTTCCAATTAAGTTTTCAGGTTCATCTTCTATTCCAATAGTCATGCTACCATCACTACCTTCAAGAACTTCTTTTATACCTGAATTAGAATATCTGTATAAGTTTAATACAGCAAATTCTTCATTGGTATCTTTATTATATTTTTCATGCACTCTTAATTTCAAGCTATCAGGATAGCCATCAAAGAATACATCTAAATATTTAGTTCCTTCTCCTCCAGAATATTTTCCTGGTGAAGCTTTAGTCATTACTACTTCGTGCCATCCTTCCCCAAACGACACTCCTGTTGTTTTCTTTACAGTTAAGGTTTTCACTTAGTCCCCTTCCTTATTGTTTTTAAACTATATGTTTTACCTGATCCAGGTGATCCAATTACTAATATTTTAGCACCTTTCCAGCCTTTTTTCTTAACAGCATCAATTACTAGTTGATAATCTTGTGGTATTTCTGCATCTAATAATTGAGTTCTGTCTTTAGCATTATCATATCTTTCAGTTCTTTGTGTTCTCCATATAAAAGTACTGTTACCTTTCAAGTCTGTAACAGCTTTAGTATAGAATACAAAGTCAAACCATTTAGATATATCTTCTTTGCTTGATCCATCTATGTATGGTATAAGTTTAGTAGTACCATCATCCATATGTTGTGTTTTACTATGACAATTCATTATTACAATGCCTGGAATTTTAGTAAGCATATCTAGCATTTTATCTAGATTATTCTTTAGCTTACCCCATTCCTTTAATTTCATAGTACCATCTTCAAGAGTTAAAGACCTTTGATATTTTTTAGATAATTCAGAAACTGTATCTACTACAATTCCTGATATTTCTGTTTCATTGGCAGGTTTTATCTCTGTTTTTTCTTGCTTTACAGTTGTATTGCCTATTTTAACTTCTTCTACTATTTTTACAGGCTTATACAATTGCTTTATTGTAGTTGAAAATTCTTTCCAACTACCTGATTCTAACATTGGGTAGCCAAATAGTTTTTCAACATCTTTAGGGCCACCTAATGTTTTAGAGCCATGCTCCAAATCAAAGTATAACAGTTTCATTTATTCTCCTTGGTTTGATAAGACAAAGAAAGGACTACAAATTGCAGTCCTTTTCTGCCTAGTAATTTACATTAGAAACACCAAAAAACACAAGGATTTTAGTGTATAGTGAAGCCACCAGAATCTTTACAAAATTCTATAAAGTCTAAGACATTATCAAGATCAGCAACATGATGTGTTTTTTCTATTTTTCTTTGCTCTTCATATTCTTTTATTTCATCTTTGATAGTGTCTATTTTATCTATTAGTCTTTTATATATCTTAATAGCTGTTTTAGCTTGTATGGCTCTGCCATCATTCCAATTTCCATATTCCATTTCTTCTTCAGTTAGTATGTCGTCACAATGGTGGCATACCAGAGACCACAAGGGTCTCCAGTACCATACATTATTTCTAAAGTAGTCACCTTTTTCTGTTTGAGGATCAAGTCCATATATATCAAATCCCATTATCTGTCCCTCACTTTCAATTCAAGATCATCTAAAGCATCAAAGACATCTTCTAAAGCACTTTTTGCACTATCTGCTTGATCGACAGCATCTTGCATTTGTTCATTAGCATAAGCTAATCTACTTTTAACAGAACCAATTTCTTGTGATATATCTAAAGGTTCTTGTTTATAGTCTTTAAGCCTTCTTATTGCTGATGATAAAGTATCAACTACACTATTTAACCTATCTATTTCTCCATTATAAGACATATTAAGCTCCTAGTTGTGGTACACCTGCACCTTTTAAGATTTTATTAACTTCAGCTGTTAATCCATCAAGTTCATTTATTCCATGCAGAAGATCACAAGCAGCTTTCTTTTTATCTTCAAGTTCTTTAATCATTCTACCTGATTCAGTTTCTGTTTCTTGACCAAGAGCTGTTTGACTACAAAGATATCTAAATGCTTTATCCATATCTCCATAACTGGATCCAGCATATATTGTAGGAACTCCACTATCATATCTACCTTTACCAAGGTTCCTTAAAATTTCATCATATACAGCCACTATACCTTCAGCTAATATATCATATTGTTCTTTAAGCTTTTTGTATTTATTCAAAGACTTATCCAATTTAATATTTTTTAAATATCTTTTATATTCAGCTTCAGATAGTTTTTGAACATCTGATGCTCTTCGTTGTTTAAGAATAGCTATCTTTTCATCCATAGCATCTACTATTCTTTGAGTAAAATACTTTCTTTGTTGTACACTTATTTTATTTGACATTATAGTCTCCTTCTTTTATTGTTTATAGCACTGGTAATATTTCTGTTTTTAAATATTTCTTTCCATTTACTTCCATTGTTTGTCCTGGAAACTCAGCAAGTAGCACACCACCATCATTTCCTTCATCATCCATTTGTGCTATAATTACTGTTCCATTATCCAGAGTAAAAGTAATTGGTCTTTTATACCAGCCAAAGTCTTCTTCTGTTTCTTTTTCCGTTAAATAGGCTACTTTCTTTATTGTTCTGCCTACTAATATATCTGAAGCTACTTTAGTCCATCTTTTAGTTGTTTTATCCATTATTGTTTCCTTCTTATTAGTTTCCAACTACCTTCATCCATGACTTTGATAAACATTCTTACCATTAAGTCATCTCTTGTTAGTTCTCCATCCATCCATAAATCTTCATCAGGGATTTCTTCCCAGTTGTCAAATTCTTCATTCATTTATATTC